GAACCAAACATGTTAACACAGTTACGAACAAGTGAAGTCAGTGCCTTAGGCTTACGACCCATGTCACCCTTCATATCACCTGCTTCGAACTGATTAACATCAGTCGGAGTGAGCAACATACCGAGCGAGTCAATGACGAACAGAACCTTAGGCTTGTCTTCTTCATTCATGGCTTTATAGCCCTTCATGAAATCCGAAATTGTCTTTGCAACATCATCAATCATTGCCATGTTCATCTTGAGGAGCTTGTCTTCACCAGTGTCAACACCTAATGCATGAAGCCAAGATTCGTCAAGTGCGTTTTCGCTGTCGATTAGTACAACGTAGATACCCTGCTGCTGGGCGTGTTTTACGATATTTCCTGAACAGATGTAGGATTTACCTGCACCTGATTCGCCGGCAAATACTGTAACTTTGCCGAGTGGAATACCTTTGTTAAAGTCGCCGCTAATGCGGTAATTGAGTGCATAATTGCCTGTGCTGATCCAATCAGTTGGGTCATTAAATCCGATGCTAAGGCCATCGATTGCCTTCGTAATATCCTTACGAAACTTACTAATGTCAAAAGGTTTTGCCAATTTTATATCCTATCTAATAATTTTTAAGAGCTTATCATTCTGTGAGTTTTTTTCAAGTAGTTCGGGACTATTTTCTGCAAGTTGGTCTAAATTATAGTCACTAGGAAAATGTCTAAGAATTGACCTTGCTCGGTCACGAACAATACTAGGAACTCTAGGAGTTTTGCCGGGATCACACAGATCCTCTAACATCTTTCTACTTTGTTTGATAGCTCTATATCTATCTTCTGCTGTACTCATAAGAAATCTCCATGTCAATTTGGGGGAGGAGTTACCTCCCCCATTCTAAGGTTTACTTAGACTGACGGGCACGGATCATTGCAAGAATGTCTTGTGCCTTATCGCTTGAAGTTGACTCTGGAACCTTAACTGGTTCATCAGTTTCAAACGGGGGAGTGTCATCTACAGGAGGCCGTGAATGAGCGCCGTGACTTGGTTCATAGTCAACTACTTTCGGAGGAACCGAACTAGTTGATGCTGCATTTGAAGTGCCAGCGGGTGCTTCAAGTCCATATGGACGATAGTATGCGCCGAACTTGTCATTGTCATAGGGACGACCATCAACCGATGCTTCAAACATTTCCTTGATGATGCGAAGTTCTGCTTCGCTTGGCTTCTTTGGCAAGAAGTCAGCGAGATTGAAAAGACCATGCGCCTCAATAGCAGCAAGTTCTGCCTCAGTCAATGGACTTTCCTTACGGGCCCAGTTAGAAGTTGAGTAGTCAGCATAACCACCCTTTGAAGTCTTCTTGATGTTGAAATCAAGACCACGCTGATAATCAGTTGGCAATTCTTCCAACTCAGGATCCATCAATGATGCCTTAATGACAGTTTGAATTTGTGGACTGATTACGAAGCGACGAATGGGGTTAGCTGGGGTCTGATCGTCACCGAGAGGGTTAGCACGAACAAATCCCTGATAGAGATACGTGCGCTTCTTCCAATATTTGCTTGCGAGATCCTTAAGAGTTTCGTCCTTATACCAAGGGCGAACTTCTGCGAGAACAGGACAGTTATCACCGTACATTTCTACGCACGGAACCTGAACGATAATCTGCTTTACGTTAGGATCACCCTTGACTCCGTTAAACGGAAGCTTAATGACCTGACGCTCTGCCCAGAAGTAAGGATTGTTAGTGTCGGCATCGCCGAGGAAGCGAACTGTAGCAGTTGCGCCTTCTGTGATATTCCAGTGAGGGTAAATTGCATTATCAGACTGTGTACGAGGACCGTTGCTCTGATTATTATTTTCTTGGGCTGCCAAACGTGCCCGGATTTCTGCTAGACTTGCCATTGTATAATCTCCTTTAAAATGTGCCTAAGTTGAGCTTTATAAGTGTTTTAATGTTTCGTTGTCGGAGACAACTACACATAAGTCTGTTATAACTCATGTGCAATGTATTTACAACCTATTTGGGTGCATAATATAATAATATTTTACACTATGTACCCAAATTGCTGTTATCTGTTGAAGCGCGCCATTTCCATGATACGAGCTAGTTCTTCTGGAATCTCAGTGGATTCATTGGCGCCAACTAGCTTGCCGATGTTGTTGTTCTTTACTTTTTCTGTGGGACCAAGCTGACCTACACGCTTTTGGTTTGCGTCTAGGTCTTCTTCGACTTGCACTTCGTCAAGTTTGTCATGTGTTGCACGGATTGATGCCATCTTCTCTTTGCTTGCGCCGTCACGGCCTGCTTGTTGAAGTGCCTTCATACCTTTTTCGCCATATTTCTTTTTACCGAGATATGCCTGTAATCCGCTTTCTTCCACTTCATCTTCTGCTACTGCTTGAGGTGCCATGCTGATAAAGTTTTCGTCAACATCGCCCTTGAATGCTTTGTCAAGAGCCTTTCTAGCCATCTTAACTGCCTGTTTAGCAGCCATCATTTTAGCAGTCTTGTCAGGACCTTGTGGTCCTTTACGAGGATCATGGCGACTACCTTGATATAAGTCTTTTTCCATTTCGTTTACATCATTTGCAGGGGTTCGTTTGCGATTGCGGTGTTTTTCTTCCTGCTCAAAGTCTTCTTCTGACGGAATCCAGCTATCGTCATCTAAATCATCATCGTGCTTCTTCTTAAAAGGCACAACATCACCTTCATCAATTTCTAACTTTTCACTGATGATAGAATCAGCCCATTCTGCTAAAGTATCTACTTCGCTCATTTCAGCCACGGGCTTCTTAAGTCTTGATAGAATTGGCATAGCTGATTCGATACGAGGATCTACTGTTTCCTGAACAAAAAGTTCATTAATTGAAAGGTCATCCCCTTCATCTTCCATTAGTGCGGGAGTCCATGATTCAAAGTAAGCTTGATACCCACGATGACCAGCGAGTTTACTTAATGTTTCACGTAAGTTGTTATAATGATTAACGCCCTCGTTAACTAACTCTTGGGCTGATTCGTTGAATTGATTATTCTTAGTGGCACGTACAAATCCTGCCATCTTGCTATAATCTTCACACATTGATTTAACATGGTTCCAGCGATCATCATTAGGTACACCACCTTCTGCAATGTGACGGGCATATACACGAGCGATGCCAGGACGAGTCGTTGGAGCAAGGAATCTTTCACCTTCTTGATTTTCCAAGAAAATCTTAGCAACATTACGATATCGTTGTTCACCTTCTTCTAATGCACGATTATGCTGTAGAATAATCTTTACGTTAGGAACTGCGTCATTGTAACTTGCTTTCTTACCCATTGGGTAGTAACCTTCAGATACACGTTCTTTCATCTTATAATAATCCCGTTGTCTCATGTCATCGCTCAAGCGATCTTTGTTTGATAATTCAAAACTCAATTGTCTACGCTGTGACCAATTCTTTAAATGTGTTAGAAAACCGGTCCAGCTATCATTGTATTCTGAGCCCGGAGTAATGTTACTAGGGCTTTCTTGCTGTTCTTCATCATAATAAACGATGACATTTTTTGCGTCATCAATAGTTACCCAAACTTTACCATAATCTTTGCCGTCTTTATTAAAAGTAAACTGGATAACATCTGCTGCTTGGCTAGCAGCAACCCGTTGATTTTTACTATCTAGTGGGACAGGATCATATCCTCTTACTTTAAGAAGATCATATAGGTCGCGGTTGAAACTTTCATTATCTGTAGCCATATCTATATTTAGTCCATATTACCCAAGAACGGCAAAGAAGGGCAGCGGCTGAATCATTTCATCGTGGTCACGAATTTGACTCTCTAAATCACCATGAAAGTTTGCTAATTGAGTCATCATTCTAACTGCCAATAATGATGACATAACCAAATCATCAGTGTCACCTATCTTAGCGGCATAGCTTCCGCCAGACGCAACAAACGCTTTCAACTCACTAATCAATGATCTACTATGGATAGTCATCTTTTTTGATTCTAGTAGCGTCTTGAACTTAGCACAAGCTGCAAGTTTAGGCTTATTAGTAGTAGTAAATCCTCGCTTGCCTCTGCCCGCTTCACTAATAAAGATGCCTGGAATATTTGATTCACCGTATTCGTTTAGTGATACAATGGCAGCTTGCCCAATGCCGTTGTTTTCAATTGAATAGTAAATGTTGTTTGGTTCGTTAGTTTTTTCTGCTATGTACTTGCAAATTTCAGCAAGTAGTTTAATTTGACTAGGAATGTCAGTCTTATTGTGTTTCCACTCACCGATTTGTGTAGTCGTACTTGCTTCAAAGATTTGAATAGCAGCAGGGTCACCACCTGTACCCAATGATGGATCAAGAGCAACTACATACAGTCTGCCCTTTTCAGGTAGTTTATACCAACGTACTTGTCCCATTCTATTAGTAGGCTCAATACCCTCAAGCATAATCAATGTGTTTGGATTGATTAGTGTTTCGTCTGCGATGATGAATTCACAACCGATTTCACGATTAAATCTATCATCTCCGAGTTGAGCTTTCATTTCATCAGCCCATTTCTGATCACGACCGGGCTGTTCTGTCCAGTATGCTCTAAATGCCCTAAAGCCGTTTACACCTAACTCAGTTGTGTTGCCAAACTCATCTTCGGTCTTGTTTGCACCCTTCCAAATAAGAGCAAACTGGTCTTCGTCTGAGTTTGGAGTTGAAGTGATGATTGCCTTACCACCAGTTGATAGAGTAGGAGTAATAGAAGTCCAGAATTCTTGTGCGATTGATGGGCGAACGAACGCAAATTCGTCAAGGTATAGTAAGGTAATAGACATACCACGACCTGTGTTTTCAGTCGTAGTAGCAGACACAATGCGTGATCCGTTCTCAAAGTCAAGCGAACCTTTATTATAAGTGGTTACACCAGCCTTTATATGATCTGGACAATTTTCATACGCATATCGTATACGCTGCATAATTTCTTGTGCACCGGTGTACTTGTGTGCTGCGATTAGAATAGTAGAGTCTGGAACGAACATAGCGTACCAAAGCAAATAACCAGCAGCGGAAGTAGACTTACCTGACTGTCTAGGCATAAGTGAGATAGAGAAACGATACCGATGGTATGTGTCAATTAATCGTTCTTGGAACTCCCACGGGTGATAGTTCATGGATCCTTTAGTAGGATGCTGAATAATAAAGAAGTTATCCATGAAATACAGATAACCTGTATCCGGATCACAACACTTCATAAAGTCATCAAGATCCTGTTGGTTCTTGAATACCGTCTTCTTGTAGGGATCTTTGATTAATGTTGGTGTATTTGCCATATAACTATTTAGTTAGGTTAACCGTTTTAGTTTGTAATTTCTTCCCAACCTAAACGCCACAATAAATCAGCATTTGGATTACCGTAACCTACGCACAATGTTAATATGTCAGGTGTCCCATCGGCTTGTCTACTCAATTGGAGTCTTGCTTTAACATCATTAGTTACTACCAAAGTATCTCTACTACTTGTTACTCCGCCGAATAATACAGTACCATCACCGACTAGTAACGGTGATAAATTAGTTTGTACTACTGAATTACCAACACTAGTCCAAGAAGTATTTGCCACTACATTACTTGCATTAAGAACCAATTGATATTGTCCATACTGCACATCAGTCAATAATAAATCTAACTGACTCGGTAATACTACTGCATCAGGATATGCGGGATTTAATCTTATACTTGCTAATGCAGTATATGCATTTCCAGTTGCTACTCTAGTCGGAGTTATACCGCTACTAACATAATTTTCAGTAGTTGCCGGTGTATAACCACCTTCTGAAATAACAGTACAGCATATTTGCTTAAGCGTTGAGTTGCTTGCAGTTGTGCCGGTATTAGTTATTTCATATCTTGGATTCAATGAGGCAGTAGTCATATAGACTTTTGTGTTACCTGATTGATTAGCGTGATGGAAAGTATGTGCTACGATAAATTGACCGTTGACAATAAATCCAGTTCTTACACTACCTACGCCAAGCCATTCAATGTCACACCAAAAAATATTAGTAAGTGCTGGATTCAAGTTGATACCACTTGGGTTAGCACCTACCGAATTACTAAAACTGTTAGTGTTCCAATTTGCCTGGGCGATTCGTTCTTCTACTATTGCCCCTGATGCACTGCTACGAATAACAAGATATAAACTAGTTCCATCTGCTTCAAAGTATACACCGTCATTAGTAGTAAAGTATCCTACACGCTGGCGACAGTTGGCTTGTAACGCACTCATACAGAAACTTTCCATAACCAACATACTCTTGCCTGGTTGATATGGTTGAACGAATTTGGCTTGTTGAATTGCGCTTGATCCGTTAGCAGTACTTACATTAAGATTAAAACTGCTTTCATTTGCTACATATATTACATTGCCGCCGGTAGCAGCGACATTACTGAATTGTTTTCCGGAAAGATAACGATTCTGACTGTCAAATAGCGTTACTGGGTTTGATACTCGTAAGCGACCAAATGCATCTAGCTGTGTGCCACCTAAGACTACATTAGCGGTACCGGTGATTCCGACATTACCGTCTACTGTTATACTGCCGCCACCGTCTACTACTGTTACATTTGCAGTGATGCCTGCAATATTGCCAGAGACACTGCTAACCGCTACTGTACCTGTAACAGCGGCATTAACATTTCCACCAGTAATATTAGCATTAACATTTCCGGAAACATTTGCATTGACATTACCTGATGTTACTACAATATTTCCGGTTACTGCTGCGTTAACATTTCCACCTGAT